GTGTTCTCTAACCTGTGGGGGGGGGTATAAGCCCTGATGAGATTCTCACATCTTATCCAATACATTAAGGTATCGCCCTTAATGCGTTAGGTAGTTATGAATCTTATCAAAGCTTATACCGCCTCTTTTAAGAGGCCTCGCTTTAGCGGATATGTCTTATCCAATCAAGCAAGCCTACATAGGGAGCTGATTCGCTCTCAAGTGTTCTCTAACCTGTTCAAAGAACTTTTGTCCTTTGAATTTAGACGAGAACGCGAACGCTTCGAAATTCCGAGGTAAGAAAGGATCGGATCCTCCAATCTTAAACTCAGGTTCTTGGTGAACTAAATATTTAATATAGTTCACTATTTCGCTAGCGTATCCTTGTCTATAATAATTAAACATTATTATTGGACCCTCAAAGATCAAACGGAAAGTAGGACGTTGTCCTCCTAAATCCCGTAGATCTTGAGAAAGACTTTTGATTATCTCCATCTTAATAGGTGAGAATCTAAAGTCTAAAGGATAATCCTGGAATCCAACCGGGAAATATAATTCTTCTATAGAAATTCTATAGTTTATATTATCCTTAACCACTTTCTGTCACATATCTAAATCTCATTGAAATTTAGTATAACGGACAGCGTGGATAATTTGGTTTGCTCTAACAGGAGTTAGCGAACTAGACATCGTCAAGAACGATGCTAGTCCTTCTGCTGTAGGAACAAATCCAAACGGGCCTTTCACCACTCACTTAACTTTCTCCAGCTGTGATTTTCTTACAGTTGGGATAGTACTCATTCATGATTCAAGGGATTCCTCGGAGACCGGCACACCTTTGTTGACCATGTCTAAAATAATGGAAGGAATTCCATTAAGACTTCTTAGGCCTAACAAAATGTTTGCTGGTCCCGCCGGTGTCACTTCACCTTCCAGAGTTACTAGTCTTTTAGCAAATTCGAAAGAATTAGTGCTAACTAGCGACTTTGATAAGTTGATTTGAACACCAAGGATTTCAGTCATGATCATATAATAGGAATCTGCTACAGATTTGTCAGCAATAACTATATCATCACCAAGTAAAGCATAGTGGTTAAAACCAAGTTTCCCAACTCGGTTTGCCGCCATACCTACAATAAAGTGATGAGTTAAAGCTAACATTGCTCATGAACTCAAGGCACCCATCGGTTGACCTACAGAATAACGTAAATTACGTTTCTCTTTGGTTAAGTATCAGTCTCTATCAGTCATCAATATTGATCACTTAGAGGCAAAACTTTCACCACAATAAATCGAAAGAATATCTTTCTGGAGATTTATTGGTAGTCTATCCGTTGCGGCCGAAAGGTCATAAGAGTAAAAGATTCTATCTTTCTCAGCGATTGCTCCATCCTTAGAAAGTTGGACTAATCTATCTAAAGGGGCACTTTGATTAAAAGTACCATCCATAGGGATTTGTCTTAACATTTTAAAGATAGCATCTGAGATGGGACCCATTACTGATTGTGTAATACTATCAGTTATTGCAAAGACTCGTGCTTTACCAGCAGCTTCTTCTTTTATCGCTAACTTCCCAAGATGTAAATCTTTAGAAGGAACTGATAAACGAAGGTTATAAGCTTCTTGTAAAAGCATATCTCTAAATTCAACATAATTAGGAAATAATTGAATAAATTCAATTAAAGTCTTAAAATTTGAATGTTGAGATCATGCTTTGATATCTAATCAGATACCAAGCATGGAAACTTTACAATTAGGGCCCGCCGAACGTAAAAGTTTAAGTCTAATCGGTTTTATTTGTGGAAACACAGGTAAAACTTGTTTGATCTTAATTAACTCGTACTTCGGAAGAGTAGAATCTAAACCTGTAAAAGGTCCAGTTATACTTTCAAGCTTCAGAGTCGAGGGGATCTTCATTATACGGAAAACCGATAATAAAGACAATACACCTCTAATAACCGAAAGATCTCTCGAGTGCATTTGCAATCGAATAGATCCCGGAATAATAGTAGGTATACCTCTCACTATGGAAATCGGCATCTCAGTTGTAACCAAGACTGGATTCCCAGATACAAAGTGTTGACAAATTCGTAAACATTCCTTTAAATACTTAACAGTGAAAATTAATCCATTGTGTATTCAAAGAGATTCAATCCGAGTTGCAAACTTCATAAACGAAGGCTTGTCTAATCTTAAAGATCAGATCAATAGGCGCACGTACGGATATCATAGTTTTAAACTAAGAGCCGCAAATGCACCATTGCTAAAACGGTCCGCTTGATTTATATTTAAATCAAGATGTTTATATGTTGTTAATTTTAGGTGTTTCATCATTTTATTATTAGTAATATAATTGGTGAATCCTTAAAATTAAATGTAGGTTCTTAACAAGAACTAAGAGTATATAATACTCCGGAAGTGGTTATACCACTCAACAACATTTAATCATATGGACCGTCTAGGTCTAGATGAGTACAAGTACCCATGTGAGACTTCGAAGTTATTTTAGTAACTTCGATCTCGCCTATTGGGGATTGACGAACTTCCAACCTTAATCAAAACAAATTTGGTTCGCTCACGTCTGCGATAAAACGTAAGAGAATTACTCTCTGGATCAACTTCGGTTGGTCCCCCCGGC